CTCGAGCCCGCAATGCCTGTATCAGATTTGCAAAGCGATCGATAGATTTAGCGATCATACCTGCAGTCTGTGCCCGTTCAGCAAAAGCAACAGAAAAGTTGACCTTCTGATCCTTTAGCTTACGTAAGGCCCCGTTTACGCAGAATGGTTTAACCCATCCTGGCAGTGACGGAGGAGGCAAAAACGGAACCGGCGCATAGCCCGTCCAGGTAGAGTAGCCGTACCCACCAAAGCCATTTTGCCCGACAAAATCTACTCGGGCATCAATGTACATTGAGTGAGTATTGCCACTCCATACTTCGCGGTCATAATTCGTCGGCTGCCGCCATCCGAAGACATCGGGAGTCGTTCTCACAGGGTGGTCGGGCTTGGTATCCTTAAGGTAGCCCGCTTGTGTCTGTCCGCTGGAGGTATAACCGCCAGCAGGATAGTCATTGCGGACTGACCGTCGGTTCCAAGCACGATTAAAACTGTAAAAATAACTCATTATCGATGATCCTTCGGTAGGCGACATTTCCGTCTTAGCGTGAGGGGACTAGTTACTTACACCATTACACTCATACGATCTAAATCGACGATGCATGTAAACTGCCGAACAGGCAAGTAGTTACATGGGACCAGCAGATCCATATTGCTGGTGACTGGAGTACGAGGCAGGGGTTGCATTCCCGGCTTCGGTCCAATCATTCGTCGGATCGCTTCGATCTCTGCCTCCAGGAGCTTCGCAGCTCCCAGAGAAAGACGATCAGATTCAACAAGAGCTCGAGTTTCCTCGAGCGCGACTGTGAAGGCTCTTTCGACATTGTTCAGGTCCTCAATAAAACTGATAGGGATGTAGTGAATTTCACCACTCCCAACCAGCTCGAAGTCCCTAGCAACATCGACAACAGTCACTTGGCATCGCATGTAGTACTGGCGACCATTCGGTCCGAGAGGCATACTTTCGTCTGCATCGAAGTCTGAGGTTTCCAGATACCATGAAAGGCCATCTTTGATCTCACAGTTAAAACCGATTTGAACAAACATGTTCTTTTCCTTGTTGAAGTGAGTGAATGGTGAAGAAGGGCTAGT